GGAAATTATTATGGAAGAAAAAATATGCAGACACAAAAATTTAGTTGAACTAACACACAGACACAAACAATGTTCTGATTGTGGAGTTTGGAAAGGAACAAGAGAAGATGCACATCATTATTCAATGGAGTATTATACAAATAAAGTGTTTGGATTGTTTGATGCTTGTATTCCTAAAAGAACAATTAATAGTGAATATTACAAATTTACTCATTTTAAAAATCTTGAAATAGACACAACACAAATGAGAAAGATTTTAGAGATTGGTGGTGGAGTTTGTCAAACATCTTACTCTCTTGCTCTTGAAGGCAAAGATGTTATTGTTGTAGAATCAAGTCAATGGGCTACAAAATGGATGAAAGAATCTTATGGTGAAAGAAATGGTTTCAAAATAATTGATGCTAACTTTGAAAATGTAGATAAATCTTTAATTGGAAAAGACTTTGATTTCATTTTTGCTAATCATGTATTTGAACATTTAGTTGATCCAATGACTGCAATAGAATATTGTTATGATATTCTTGTTGATAATGGAAAATTCTTTTTGATTGTTCCTAATCAAGAAAGAGAAAAGAACATGCATCATACTCATGAATGGGCTTTTAGTATTGATGTTCTAAAAAAGTGGTTTGAACAGGTTGGATTTAAAGATATTAAAATTCAAGAGTTCCCGGGGAGTGTTGAGGAAGTTAAACAGCTTGGTGGAGCTCACATTAGGATTGTTGGGACTAAATAATTTGGTGATTTGAAATGACACATTATAGGAAAGGATATTCACTTGAAAGAAATGTAAAACTACATTTAGAATCACAAGGATATTATGTCATTAGAAGTGCAGGAAGTCATGGCATTGCAGACTTAATGGCTAAAAAACCAGATGAACTTTGCTACTTCATTCAACTAAAAAGTGGAACAAAAATAACTAAATATGAGAAAAAAAGAATTGAAGACTTTTTTAAACTCCACAAGTTTTGTAGTGTAATAATTATTACAAAAATAAAAAAACAATTTATTATAGAAAACTTTTGTGGCAAGTGGAAACAAAATATTTATAAACACATTAAAGAGATTGTTTTAGTATGAGTGATATTCCAAAAGAAGCAAAAGACAAATTATTAAATAAAATTAAAAATACTTTAAACTCAAAAAATAATAAAAAATTCTTATTACTTTTTATAGCACAAGAAAAAAAAGGAACATCAATTGGATTTCTTTCTGGATTTAATGATATGGAAACACTTGGACATATTGAAAAAGCAAAGTTATTTACTTATGAAAGAATTGCAACTTGTGAGCATGATAGAACAAGTAATAAAAGATTAGTTGATGTTGAAGAAAAAGTAGTTGAAGGAAAATTATCTTATGTGAGTTGATTATGGAAAAAATTGCTATACTGACACCATGTTACAATGGAAAGCGAGATGAGAAAACAGAAGAATGTATTTTAAAATGTAAAAGTTATTTCAAAAATTTTGAGTTTTATAGTTTCACAACAGAAGAAGTTTATATTCATAGGGGAAGAACAACTTTGTTAAATGATTTAATTGAGAGAGATGCACTTGAACATTTCTCTTATGTTTTATGGTTAGACAGTGATGTTTATTTTGAACCAAAAGATTTATCAAAATTAATTGAATCTGTTTCTGGAAAAAATCTTGGTTGTGTTAGTGGAGTTTATTTTAATAGACATAGGAATCATCACCCAATGTATTGTTATGGTGATGGATATTATGGTTTAGAATGGGATAAACTTTCAAATATCCCAAATAAAATATTTGAAGTTGATGGACTTGGATTTGGATTTCTATTAATGAAAATTGGGTTAATTCATAGATATGTAAAAGAATATCCTTATCAAAAATGGTTTGATTCTAGTAATTGGTATCCAACAAGATTAGAAGAAAAAGCAATATTTACTATTGGTGAAGATGTTGACTTTTGTAAAAAACTTAGAAAACTTGGTTACAAAATTTGGGTTGATGGAACAATAAAATTATCTCATAAAGGAATTGTTTATGATGATTATGTTAAATGGAAAAAAGAAAACTTTTGGCACCCACATTGTGCGTCAAAGGTATTAAAGTATTAGGCGATGTTATGAGTATATGCAAACATAAATGGGAAAGATTACAAGACACAATTTGTTGTGAGCATTACAAGTGTGAACTTTGTGATGCAATAAAGAAAACTTCTATTTGTGATTTTCATACAAAGATTTCGCATACTTATATTGGGAAAGAATATTTTGTTAGTTCAAAGATTGGTAATTTTAAAGATGATATTCCTTTGAATAAACAATATATTAATGAACTTGAATTTGCTTTAAACGAATTTAATTTTAACAGGGATTCTAAATATCTTAGAACAGTTATTGAAATTGGTGCTGGAATTGGAAGATTAATTCCAATGTTTTTAAAAAATGGTTTTGATTATACTGGTCTTGAGTATAATGAATGGGCAGTAAGATATATGGAAAATGCTTATGATGTTAAAGTTATTAAAGAAGATTTTATGAAACTGAATTTAGATAAAAAATATAATTTGGTTGTTTGTATTCATACTCTTGAACATTTTAAAGATGCTGATGTTGCTTTTGAAAAACTTTGTAATCTTGTAACACCATATGGTTATTTGCTTATTGAAGTTCCACATAGAAAAGATTTGTATAATCCAGATCACTATTGGTTTTTTGATAAGGCTGTTCTTTATAATTGGGCTGACTTAAATGATTTTGAGGTTATTGGTTATTTACAAAAAAAGGTTATTGAGAGAGAAGATTATATTTATTGTTTAATGAAAAGGGGAAAGTAATAATGTATTTTATAGAAAAAAATAATAAAAGAGAAATAACAAAATGTTTTATTCTTTATGTTGATAAAGAATGTAGTCCTCAAGAAAAAGAAAAGGTATGTAATTTTAGTTGTGACTTTTGTTATTATCGTTTCTCTAATCAAAAATGGAAAACATTACAAGAAATGAAGAATGAAATTAATGAAATGATTTCTCGTGGTTCTAATCATATTCAAATTACTGGTGCTGAACCAACAATGCACAAAGACTTTTTTGAATTACTTGATTTTGTTAAATCTAAAAATGTTTTGTGTTCTGTTATTACAAATGGTTATTTGTTATCAGTTGAAAGTCTTGTTGAAAAACTTGTTGGCAAAGTTGATTATTTATTAATGTCTATTCATGGATATAAAAAGAAATGGAATAAAATTTCTCATGTGCCATTGTCTTGGGAAAAAACAGTTATGGCTTTGGGTAATTGTAGAAAGCATGGGATTGAAGTTCATTTTAATACAACATTAATTAAACAAAATTATAAGGATTTAGATAAAATTCTTTTGTTAGCAAAAGAGTTTAATGTAAAGAGATGTAATTTTATTTGTTTTAATCCTTTTTGTAGTTTTAAAACTGCAGCTGGACAAGAACAAGTTGATAAGTTAATGGTTAGTTATGATGATATGATGCCTTATCTTGAAGATGCATTTGATTTGTGTATGGCTAATAATATTGATTTTGCTATGAGGTATTTTCCTTTTTGTAAAGTTCCTGTTCATATGAGGAAATATGTATTTAATTATTCTAATTTACAATTTGATTTGAATGAGTGGAATTATGCTTATTGGTTTCCTAAAGAATTTGGATCTAGTTTAAGTATAATGGATAAAGTTATTCATGCTCGTGGTCTTGAAGGTTCTGGTGAACAGAAATTGTTACATGCGTTTGGAAGGTTTTATCCACCATTTAGAATTAATTTTAAAGAAGATGATGAGTGCAAGTTTTGTAATGATTACTTGATTTGTGATACTCCTCATGCAGAACAGAAACTTAAATTTACAAATCAAAAGTTTTGTAGAACTGGTTCGCCAGTTAAAAGAAATGCTAAATATTATGTCAATGGGGGTAATTGATATGTTTGAAGGAATAATAGGAATGTTTGGTTATATCAAACCAACTAATAGAGAAATACAATTAATAGATATTGTTGATAATGCTAGAATTGAAGGACACGATATTTTTATTGATTTCTTGAAAACCACTAAAAGACAAAAAATATATGTTAAAGGTGGAAAAAAAATAATTTATAAAACTAACTTGGAGGACTAAAAATGAATGTATGGAGTGAAGTAAGAGATATGGCAATTGTAGTTTTAATATTACAATACTTAATTGGATTGTATTATACTACAATAATATTTGTTGTCTTGTTCATTGTTTTAATTGTTGGATATAAAGCAAATAAAATTAAAGAAGAAGAATCAAAGAAAAAAGTAATAAAAACAACAATGGAATTATTTAACAAAATGGTTGAAAAAGATAATTCTACTAAAAAAGGAAAGGTGAAATAATTATGGGGGATGTAACTGACATTGGGCCTATGATTCAATTGGCTAAATTGAGAATGAAAGATAAAAAAGAATATGATAAACTATTAAATGAAATAGTATTTGTTACAAGGGACATGATAAAAATATCTACTTCTCTTGTTAAAGAACAAATGGAAAAAATGGAAAAAGAAGGTAAGTAAAAATGGTTGATGAAAGAAAGTCTGTTGCGATTTGTGTTTCCGCAAGTCATACTATTCCAGCAGCTTTCTTGAAACATTTCATGAATTTTTATTTATCTAATCAAGAGAAATATGATTTGTATTTTTTGTGTGAAGTAAATTATTTAATTGACTATGCAAGAAATACTATGGTTAAGAAACTTTTGGGTTGTGATAGGCAACCAGATTATTTTTTCTTTGTTGATGCTGATATGGTGTTTGCTCATAATACTTTAGATAGATTAATTGAGGAAGATAAAGATGTTATTACTGGTCTTTATTTTCAAAGGTTAAGACCACATTATCCTTTGGCTTGGAAATCTGATGGGAACAAATATTGTTGGCATACTGATTTTAAAGAAAATGTTGTTGAGGAAATTGATGCTTGTGGAGCTGGAGCTTTGTTAGTTAAGTCTGATGTTTTTAAGAAAATTGGTTCTCTTTGGTTTTATGATTTGATTGATGTTAATGGTTGTCCTGTTGGGGAAGATATTTATTTTTGTAAGAAGTTACAGGAGAATGGTTTTAGGATTTGGTTGCATGGTGGAACTATTATTTCTCACATCGGGGATTCTTCAATAAATATTACTGATTTTGTTTTGTGTAAAAATAGTCCGGAGTATATTCCGAGGAAAGAAACTGGTTTGCATAATGATTCTTTTGAAACAAAAGATATTTTCATGCAATAATTTTGATAATTTAAAACATTTTATTGTTTGGACTAGCCATAACAATACATAAACATTGTTCAAACACAACACATACATAATTTCATGTTTATACACATTGTTTTTATTAACAACAAAGCATTTGTGTTATGAAAAACAATATGTCACACAGTGTTTTTCATTAACAAAAATGTTGTCAGTTTTGTAAATCATTGTTTTTCAACATTTTCATCTTCAATCTGTTTTTTAGAAGTTGTGAAAGACAAAATCTTTTCCAAATAAGTAATCCTAGCATTAGACAAATTAATATAATTCTCCAACTCAACTTTCATTTTTGATAACTCATCTTCATGAATCTTTTGTTTAATGATAGCACGATCCAAAAACTCAGAAGTTCTATCCATATCATTTTTAGTAATAATATAAACTTCCATTCCAATCATGTTTTCTGGAACAGAAATCATTCCAGTATTATTGTAACGCTTAACAATTTTATTTAGAATCATCTAATTCCTCCTTAAGTTGAGTATTTAGTAATAATTTTTCTTCTACCTTTTTTGTTAAAACAATATCATCTTTTACAATATTCATTATTACTTTTTCTACTGGTTCTAAAACTTCAACATTACATTTTATTTTACTAGAAACATTTGTATCTAAAATATTAATCATATCTTTTGTTGTATATTTTATTAAATCAATTTTTTTATCTTTACTTAAATCTTCTATCTTCATAATTTTTGTCATACAATCACCTACTATTCAAAAACATTTGAACATACAAATTTGATGCAATCCTCATTCTACCACCAAAAGCATCATTATCAGAATCACTAGAATCAAATTTTAAATAATACCAATTACCAGGTTCCCATTCCCATGTTGCACTTGGAATTGTAATATCTAAATTAGATTCATCACCAGTGTAAGTATCAATTAATTGTTCTGAACCACCAGCTTTAGCAACATATAATTTTAATGTTCCTGGAGGAGTAAACTCACTTGTATTTTTTACTATACCATAAGCCAAATCATCAACTCTTTCATAATATGTTTTAACATCTAAAATTATTGATGACAAATCAGGACCTGTTGTTCTATTTGCATTATAACTTGCTGTACTCGCCATATATAATCTATAATAATATCCCCCATATGCTGCTCCATCTTCAACAAGTTTTATTGTAGTATCTCCTGCACTAGTTGTTCCACTTAAAGTTCCAATAGTTGTCCAAGAAGCACCATTTAAAGATCTTTGAATTGGAATACTAAATGAAGTTGTACTTGAAGTATATTGATTATTGAATGAAGCCATAACTACAATTTTGTCAATAGTTTTAGCACCAGCTGCTGAAGCAGCAGAAACTAATGTCATTGGATATGCCCAAGTTGCACTTGTATATCCAGCTAATACAGTTGCTTCACTAAATGTTCTATTTGATAATGCTGTAAATGTATTAAATGAATAACTGTTTAAAGCAGAAGCATTTGAACCAGTAAGAGCAGTAACTGTGCTTGTATTAGTTGGTGTAATATCTGTCATAGCAGTAGTTGATGTAAATCCACCAGTTGAAAAAGGTAAATATTGAGCTGAAAAATAATCACTATTATATGAACCCCAATCATATTCAAAAGCACCAATTAAAAATTGTTTTTGAGAATAATTAATTGGTAATTTTGTAACATAACCAGTCGTAAAATTACCACTATTATTTCTAACAAACTCAGAACTTTTGTATTCAGTAATTGCACTAATTCTATTACCTGTTGTAATTGAAGCATTATAAAAATAATTATTTGATGAACCAATTAATAAATTATGAGTACAATTAGAAGTTTGAGTAAAAGATAAATCTCTAACAACCTTATCTGTTGTGGTAAAAGCACCTTTATAATAAGCTAATCCGCTATTAAGAAATTGACTTGTTTGTGTAGTAAAATCAGGCGCAGAAGTAACAGATTTTGCATCAGCTCTATAATTTTCCATATTAAAATTTAATTTCAATCTATTAATTGCAACAGTTTCATCTGGCAAATAAAAATTTAGGTAACCTGCATTAGCAGAATCAATATTTTCAGAAAAATTCAAAGCATAAATATTAGTTGCACCTTGCATATAATTAGACAAAATAATACCTTTGTCAGCATCAGATTTAATATCATTTAACAAACTCAAAATATTATTACTACATTCTAATTCAACATAAGGCAAATCCATTTCAGGATAAACAAGTTTTCTACCAACAATTTGATAACTGCCACTCAAATTAGCATCAGAATCGGTAACAGTAACAATATCTCCAATATCAATATTTTCCATAACATACAAATAATCACTAGGATAAATAACAATTATTTCAGGTGGATCATAATTAGACCCAATTCCTTTTCTTTCTAATAAAATCTTTTCAGTTAAAATATCTAAAGTAGATTGGTCAATAATTTCTCTAACATCAATACTCATTTGTTTAACATCATTAGAATTTATTGAAGAACCATCACCAGTTGTTTGTGGAACATCAATAGTATATTGTGCATCATAAACTGGACTATTAATAGAATGAATATATGCTTTAGAAACATTACCATTAAAATCAACACTACGCCCAAGCGTATTTAATGTATTTCCTGTCTTACTAGCATAACTACATTTTTCACAACCAATCCAAACATTACCTGAAGCAGGTAAAGAACTAGCATCTTCAACAACACAACTTGTTGCAATTGCAGATAACTCGCTTGTCAATTTTGTTCTAGAACTTGTAGCATGAAAACATTCAGATTGTAATTGATTAATTCCATCTCCATAACCATTTAAAAAAAGAATATTTGCTAACTCACTATAAGCAACTGTTTTTTTAGAATCATCAATATTTTGATTAACTCCACCAATATGCAAAATAACTGTTGCAGATTTATCAGAACCACGATCTCTAATATTAATACTAGATGTTGATAAATCACTTGAATAAGATGCAAAACAATCAGTATTTGCAACGGTACCAATACCATAAAAAAAACTTGTCATCTTCTCATTTTCACCACGAACATTAACAACATCAGTAACCCCACTTAAACAAGTTCCTTTACTAATTCCAGTTGAATATAATCCTAATTGCCAACCAACAATTTCATCTGGTGTTTTAGCAGAATATTGTACTCTCATTTTTGAAGAACCAGTATCATATGTTCCTGCTAAACCAGCATAAAAATTATCTAATTTTCTTTCAACCCAACCAACACCACTAAGATGTGTGTATAAATCAGTTTCTTTAGTTGGTTCATCAATAAAGAATTTAGGACAAACATAATTACTATTATATTTTATTGAAAACCATTTACCATGTTGCACATGTGCATCTGAAGTAGAAACATCACAAAGTTTTACTTCAAAAAAAGGAACTTGATTTAATTTTTCTGTAATAGTATATGATAAAGAATTAGCATCATAACTAACACCATCACAATAAATTTCTAAATCATTAACCATAATTAAATCCTCTTAGTTCCCTTTGTCAAAGACAAAGTACACTTCAAATAAGAAGGCGAATTAACTCCCCCATAAGTAGAAACATTCTTTCTCCACTTTTGAGAAACTTGTGGTCTATCATCATAACCAAATGTAATAAAAACACAATCAAAAGAAACACCTTGATAAACAACAACAACAGGTGGAGCCTCTTTATGGAATTTATCAATCATATCTTCAGCAACAGCAATAGGAGAACTAGTACCATTAGAATATACATTAAAAACAATAATAATAGAATTACTAATATTCTTTAAATCTTTATATAATGTTTCTGGCATATTAGTCCCATTTTGTTGTGTCATTGGTTTATTAATAACAATTGGTTTATTAGTACATTTTCTCCCAAAACTAAGAGCATCAATATTATATGTAGTACTCCCAACCGTAATCGTAACTGGGTATGTCGCACTAGAATTTAAGCCCACGCCATATTCCTCCTCTTATAATTAATATGTAAATGTCTATTTATTTCTTCTGCTAATTCAGCAACATCATAATCACTACTTATTGAAGCATTAATATTTATTTCCGGAGCAAATACTTCTTGTCCAATCGAAAAATCGTTAAGTTTATTTAAAGGAATTATTGCTTCAGGCCCAGCTTCACCAACTAACCTTGTTTGTGGTCTAGTAGTAATTCCACCATTCGCAGTTGGCGGTATTAAATTACCATAACTATTATAATTTCTTTGTATTCCAATTGACCGAAGTACATTATTCATTATTGAATTTGGATCATTAAAAATAAAATCTTCAATAATATCTAAAAAATTTTTACCACTTGTTTTTTGTCTTTCACGATTAGATTCATAAATATCTGGGGCCATGCCCATACCTGCTAATGTAATAACAACTGGTAACAACCAAGGATAACCCAATGCAGCAGCTCCAATACCAATTGGTGCTAATAAAGCAGCTAATTCATCAAACATATCATTTTTTGGCATTTTAGATTGTATTTCCATTAATGTAACAGCGGCTGCAACAATAATTGCTTTTTTACCATTTTGAGTAATACCATAAGTAATTAATCCTGCACCAACTCCACCACCAATTGCTGTTTGTATAACTTGTAATAATTTCTCATCATTAAAACCTTCAAGTGTTTCAATACTATTTAATTGAATTATTGAATTTATAATTAAATAAGTTCCACCAACAACCATTAAACCTCTACCAATTTTACTATCAACAAAACCTTGTAGTGCATTCTTTAATCCACCAACGGTCCCATCTACTACAGCATTTATTGTCATATCTCCAGTCAATAAAGCTTGTGCAGTAGCAACAATTTTTGTCACACCTTTAATAACTAAATCTTTTGCACCAGAAGCAATTTCAATACCAAAAGTAAGTGCCTTACCAGTCATTGATCCAAGTTTAGTAAATATTCCTGTTAGTTCTTTAAACAAACCTGCAAGTCCACCAATACTTTGTAATGAAGAAACAAATAAAATTGCTTGTCCAAGTCCAGCTAAAACTGTACCTAATGCTTGTCCTAATATCATTGTAGTTCCAATAACCATTCTTTCTTCTTCACCAAGACCCATTAAATAATCAGCAATACCAAATATTGCTTCACCAAGAATATCCATTACAGGTAACATCATAACAGCATAAGTGGTATTTAGAATGTCACTAATTTGGTACAAATCAAAACCAGCCTTAGTCATCTTACTAAAAGCTTTTTCAATAGCCATTCCACCAAACATTATTCCAAGAGCTTCCATTTTAAATCGCTTCATTTCTCCATTAAGTTTTTGTTGAGTTGGAACAAGTTTAGTACGAATAGAATGTTCTTGTTTATTCGTAGCTTTATTTAATTTTACACTTGATGTTTGAGATTCAATAGAATAAGAATTTTGTTGTGCAACTACATCAGAAATTATTTTCATATCTTTTTCTACTTCTTTAACACCAGTACTTTTATAGTCAAAGATAATTGTTTGATATACTTCATCAACCAAGGATACCACCACTACTCTTAACAGAATTTAATAAATTAGAATCTCTATTATTTTGATTATTCACTTCAGCGATCTGAAGTATAATATATTCATATCTGCTTCTTGGCATACTCATTATTTCATCAAAACTAATTTTATTATGAACACTAAACAAAACCATGTTTTTTATTTCACTTGAAAAAGCATCATGAAACTCAAATTCAGAAAGAACTTGAGAATATTGAAAATCATTCATTATTCAAAACTACTCCTTCAATTTCACTATTTTCTTTTGGAGCTTTCATCCAACCACAAGCAATACTAACCCCAGAAATTATATCAAGAAATCTTGATTCAATAAGACTATCAACTACCTTTTCATCAATCCCCGGATAACTTCTAACGAATACTTTCTTCATAGTACTATGAACTAAGTCAACTGATTTTTGTGACACTGGATTTTCGCTTATAGTATTTTTATAAAATATAGAATAGAATTGTAACACTGTCAAAGACTCAGCATTAGTAATATCAATTTCAAATTCTTTATCATCTATCTTTATTTTCTTTACTCCTTTAATCACACTATTAAATAATTCTTCACTACTAATTTCACTCATTTCCATTTTTCATACACCCCTGTATTACATGTCTTTCGCAGTTCCACCAAGTGTTTGCACACCATTACTAGAATCGCTCCTCTTTATCTTTTCAATTTCTTTAACCAAGATATCCATTGATGCTCTTAGTTCGTCAATTTCATTGATTGCCCTTGAATAAAGATTTACAAAATCATCAAACTGTTTTGCTTTCTGATGATCTGAAAACATTTTTACCCAACGGCAATCTCCATAATTTTCAATGCAAGATTCATTCCAATCTGCAAATATCTTTTCTGGCATACCATTAACCGAAACATTCATTGTTTTTGGTTTCAATTCAATCTTTTCATCATTTCTTTTTTCCATTTATATCAATTCCTTTATGCAGTCCCTGTTAATACTTGTAGATAGAAATCTCTAGTTAAACAAGTCGCAGTATAATCTACTTCAAAGTGAGAATCTGGACCTGAAATTCTTACATCTCCAAGCTTTGTTATTCTCGCATTGTTCAATAAGATATTAATTTTTTTCTTATTTGTTGTAGTTAACTCATTATCCAATGTCAATAATATTGCTACATCTGGTCTTCCAGCACTTGTTAGAATTCCCGGTCTATATGTTTTTCCTGTTACTCCTGTTCCTGTTGCTGCAGTTCCAGTTCCATAGTAAAATGCTTCAAGAACTTCTACACTATGTAGAACTAATGTTCCTGATATTCCACCATTGTCAAATGGTTTGTCCTCTAATTCTGCATTTTGAAACCCACCTGAATCAACACCTAAGAAATCAACTTTGTCAGCTGCTCCTTCTGGAATTGCTACTGTTACATTTTTTGCATACGCTTGAACATTTTCATATGTATTTGTTGTTCCAGTTATTTCAGTTGATAGATCACTTGTTGCATCTGGCGCTGTAATTGCTGCAGCTATTTTTATTGCACTAATTTTTCCTGGCTTCCATAGATATGCCATATTTATCTTCCTCCCTTCATCTTACTTCTTAATTCAGATAAAAATTCATTTTCAAATTCTTTGTATCGTCTTGGAATACTATTTCTTTTTGTTTTCTTTATGAAATTTGTTGCATTTGTTCCTCTAATAAATATTGCAGTTGGTAAAGACCTAACTCCAACAGCTCGTTCCCAAGATCTAAACAAACCTTCTCTTCTCTTCCTAGATACTGGGTGAGGATATGTTCCTGTGTCAACATGAACGGCATAATCTGGCATTAATATTTGATATGCTAAAAAACCATTATTCCTAATACGAACATTAGATTTTAATCCATTTGTTCTTTGATGTTGGAAACTACTATCCATATTATTTTTTAAGTCTACTACAACATTGTTAACCATTTTTCTTGTTTTATTTGATATTATAACTGGAAAATTTTTACCCATACTTCTCATCATTTGTCGTGCTTCGTCAGCACCTCTTACTCTCACATTTATTATTGTTGACATGTTGCCACCTCAAATGTAAATGAAAATAATCTATGAAATATTTTTAATCCACTTCTTGTTTCCGGATTAACATTATCATTATTAATTTTAATATTATTTATTCCAACACTAGTTAAAAATGATTCATTGTCAAGTATTATTTGATGTATGTTTTCAGTTATATCATCTAAGTAATCATTTCTATCAGAATAAATTTCCATAGCAATTTGTGGCATATATTGTTTTGCACTATAATCCATTGTAAAATTTTCTTGACTAGGAACAACAATATTTGGGATTATTACGATAGGATAACTTTCAGCTAAATCTGCTTCTTCTGTTCCTTCAATAATCCATTTTGGTTGAGAACCATGAACCCAAAGTGTGCTTCTGTCTTTTGGATCAATTACATTATCTTTGATTAATTTAAAAAAAATAGTGAATGGTGTTGTGTAAAGTTTCCTATGGCTAACTTGAGTAAATATTCTTGCATTTCCAATCTTTGTTTTTTCAACCATAACTTTTCCGCCTACATGGCAATTATTGAGAACAGCGTGTCCTCATTATATTATTACTCGTTCAAATATAAAAACCTATTCAAAAAAAAGTAGTTTATAAAAATTACTAATTTGTACTAAATTAGTAGAAAAAGAATTTTTTTCCAACTCAGGCTACTGGAACTGCCAAAGCAGTGATTTCACCCAAGTTGGTGTAGTAACTATATATAGGTAATAAGTTATATTTAATACTATACTTTTTTAGCTAATACTTCATAATGACCAATTTCATGAATAACTTGGACAATTTTATAATATTTATCCCTATATTTTATTTGATTATAATTAGTTAAATAAGTAGAATTAGATTCATCTTCATCAAAAAAACAAATCAAATCTTCAGGCCTCAAAATACCTTCTCGAACTTCATCATCTTCAGCAGAAACAATCTGAACAACACCATTAATCATATGGTCTGTTCTTGTTTTTACAGTTTCATCTCCACGCTCATTTAATTCAGTATCTAATTCAGTAACATAAATTTTATAACCAACAGCATTATTTCCAATTTGACCAACAATACCAGATATATTAAACACAATACTCAGCCTTTTTCATTTTAACTAATTTAGAATTAATCTTAGATATTAAATTATTATAACTCGTCATATATGCTTTAGATGAAGATGAATCCCCTGTTACAGAAATCTTGTTTATTTTGAAAGACCTCATTTGTCCTGGATCCAATCTCATGTGTGCTAATGCAAGAACATAGTTTATGGCAGCTTTTCTTACATTCATATTAACTGTTGGGTACAATAATACTGGAGAATCACGATAAGTAATATACATTGATTCAATTGAACTTGGAGCATCATCTAAAATAAATTTTCCAAACCTGGCATCATCAATAGATGCAACACCATATTCTGTTCTTGTTCCATCTGCTTTTATAGTATAAACAAAAATATCATCTTCATCAATTATGCCATCATCATTATAGTCGGCTAAATAAACATTTCTTGTATAAAATGTTTTATTAGAACCATCAATCTTATTTTCTTTACTGTTTGAAATAAAAGACACTTGTTCATCTCTATGTTCAATTAAAATATCTTGATTAATTTGTGCTGTTGCGAATTTAATTAAATCAAATATTATTGAATCTATAACAGATGAATCTGTAATCTTTGAAGAAAAAGTTCTAATATCATCAACAGTACAATACCCAAAAAACTTTCCACCTTGTACTGGATTTGAATAAGAACTATATACTTCAGATAAAGTATAATAAAACCTAATTTTGTACCATTGATTAGTTGAACCTGCATTATCAAAATAACTATTATCTTCAATATTCTGTGATCTAATTAAAACATAATCCCCTGTTTTTGAAGAAGCCCTATGTACTTCAGTAACATCATATGGAACTTCACTTAAATCTGGTATTGCCCATTTTAATATATTTCCCATTTAAATCATTCTCCCAATGAATATAGGTTCATATTACTAATTACATTTTTAGAGTTTAAATAATTATGTATTTTTGGTATTGTTTGGAATGGAATTATAATTGCATTTATATAAAACGATTTTTTAATAATTCTTATCAATCTAGCATTACCAACAAATGTTTTTTCTCTTACATTAACAAGTATGCTATCAACACTAAATGTTTTTTCACTAATTAATTTTAGTAAAGCATCAACAATAAATGTTTTTGTTTTTTCTTTTTCAATACTTCCATCAATAGTAAATGTTTTTGTAGCAGTTTTTCTTAACATTCCATCTGCAATAAATTCTTTTGTTTGTGTTGTTCTAATTAAAGAATCTATATAAAATGTTTTTTTAGTTTCTTTTTGTAACATTGCATCTATAATAAATTCTTTTGTAAAAACATCTAATATATTTATATCAATAGTAAATATTTTTGTATTATTTTTCTTTTGTAATTCAGAATCTATTGTGAATTCTTTTGTATTATTTTGTTTTTGGATTAGAGCATCTGTTTTAAATGTTTTTGTAAATGTATTTAATAAATTTGCATCAACTATAAACTCTTTTTCTAATGTTCCTTTAAGTATAGTATGAGAAATAAATTCTTTTGTTTGTTCTTTTAGAATTATTCCATTTACAATGAATGTTTTTATAAAAGTAGTGTTAATTAATCCGTCTATATTAAATTCTTTTGTATTATTATTTTTCTTTAATAAAGCATCTATTGAAAATATTTTTGTTTGTGTTCCTTTTAACCTTGCATTAGTTGTAAATGTTTTTATAAATTCATCGCTTATCATTCCACTTATAATAAATGTTTTTGGAACTCCAAAATCTTTTAATATTGCATTTACAACAAATACATTTTCTCCTTCAGCAGTAAGCAAAGCATCAATAGTAAAAGTTTTAACACTTGTATCTAACAGATTACTGTCAACTATAAAAGTTTTTGTATTTTTGTTTACAAGCACAGAATCTATAGAAAATGTTTTTGTGAATGTATCTTGCAAATTTGCATTTATAGTAAATTCTTTTAAAACTTTGTTTAATAAAATAGAATCTGTAATAAATGTTTTAGTAAATACTTTTAATAGATTTACATCTATTGTGAATGTTTTTAATTGTTCTTTTAATAATGTTCCATCTATAATAAATGTTTTATTAATTCTACTTACTAATACAGAATCTACAACAAATGTTTTTGTTGATGTATCTTGTAAAAAAGCATTTATATTAAATGTCTTTGTATAAGTATCTTGTAAAAAAACATCTGTCGTGAATGTCTTTGTTAATGTTTTTAGTAAGAAAGCATCTGTTGTAAAAGTTTTTGTTTCAGTAATATAACTTTCAACAAGTATTGAATCTATAATTAATGTTTTTGTGAAAGTGTCTTGTAAGAACGCATCTCCAATAAATGTTTTTGTTTCTCTATTAATCAAAATTGAATCAATAGTAAATGTTTTAGTATTATGATTAACTAATATTGAATCAACACTAAATTCTTTTAATAATCTATTTATTAATATTACATCAGAAGTAAAAGTTTTTGTTTGTTCTTTTTCTAAATTTGTGTCTATTGTAAAAATCTTGGTAAAAGTATCTTGAAGTATTCCA